ATAGCGATGAAAAGATGACAGAGATGCTGGTGCAGGCGATGCTCGACCCGGAACTGTCGGCCAGGCTTTTATCCAGAGCAACAGAGCAGAACGTCGATAACCTGGTCACTGCCGTTAAGCGTAAAATGCCTGGCATAATTTATGGCGACATCGCGGCGACTGTTGGGCTGCACCAGGACTAATGCGACAATAAAACATGACAAACGATTCATATGGAAGCGCGCTGCATACTCCCGAGTACTCGGCTGAGTGGGATTTCCCCGCCAGTCTTCTTGAACGTGTAGCCACAGAAGCACCCCTGGACTGGTATGACAGTCAGCGGCTATTGGCTGAAGTAGTCATGTCGATATCGCCGGAAAGGGACCGCCGGATCTTCGCACTGAGGTATGGCTTTACGTTATCGATCCCGACATGGAGGGGGGCATCGCCTCAGACTCTTAAACAGATCGGTCATGAGTTTGATGTTACGCCGGAGCGTATCCGTCAGATTCTGATGCGTTGTGAACGACGGCTGCGAATCCGCATCACTGAGGCGCTAAGAAATCGACAGTTTGACAACGCGGCGCTTCGTCTTTCAGCTCATCTGGGCAATGGGATCAGCGGAGCAGAGACTCGTATCGGCCAAGAACTGCTGAGCATCGCTAATTCATGGTTCCCAGAGCTGCCTGTTCTCACGCATGGTCTGCCTCTCATAGCGTCCTTCGTCTTCCGCGATGGACGAATTAGAGACCGTGCAATAAAAAGCGCCCGCGAGCTTTCGCGACGCAGACTGACGTGATCGGTGAGGTTGTCCTGGCATTGCAAGCCGTTAATGCCTTAGCTAGCGCGGTCTCTGAGGCAGCGGGGCATGCTAGCACGTTGGGCGGGATCGTCAGCAAATTGACCCAAACTAACGATGCTATTCAGACTGCCGAAGCGCACCACCATGGTCGCATGTCGCCGAAAGAAGCACTGAATATTGCGCTGGCCAAAAAACGCTGTCAGATCATTCAGACCCAAATACGCGATCACCTGATGCTCGCTGGCCTCAACGATGTCCTGCAGGACATGGATCGGATCATGAGTGAGAGTAGAATCCAGCATGAAAAGGACATGGCTGCATTAAAAAGGAAGAGAGCTGCCAACAGAAAGCTCTTGGGGGAGATAGGCCAAATCATCAGCATCTTCTTTACCGTAGCTGGGACGGCGCTCGCTGCTGTTTGGGCGTGGTTCAAATTTAAATGAGGACAGCAGTAGTGGATGATATCAGGGACGCAATCTAAATATCACATGCGCCGTCCTCGCATCCGGTGGCCTGTTTGATCTGCGCGGCAATTCTCGGGTCATCAACTTCCAATGTAATATCAACATCAACATCTCTGGCGCTCTCCCGGAGGTGCCTGTTCTCACGCCACAATTTCTGAACCGCGATCTCTTGCTCAATGAGCATTTGGATATAGTGCTGGGCCTTTCGCAAGTCATCCATGCACTGAGTGCGACCAGGCCGGTTATAACGACAAATATATTTGATGATATTTCCTTGAGCAAACCCCAGATCATTTTCGATGATGAAATGCGCGGGCTGAATAGCAAAACCCGTATAATGATTGCCCGCCACCTGCCGACTAAACGCGTCGTTCATTGTCTTCTCTCCATGTCGTTCTCAAAAAAATTAAGGAACCCAAGGCAGCGCCTCGTCCCAATGCTCACAGGTGTTATGTTCGATTTGAAACTTTTTCGGCGGCGTCTCGTCGTCAAAAACTAAGCACATCCCCATCAAAAGATTTGCGCAATAGAAACATGAGTGCCATGGGTGTTTTGGTGACGTTGTTGGTTCTGCTGGCTTCTTAAGGTCTGTCACCCGACAACCCTCCCCCCCATATCCTCTTTGAGATCATCGATAACGGGATCCCCGATAAACTGCAATTCACCGGCACTTGCAATTTCCGCGCTTGTGTAGCCGCCCTGTCCGTTGACAAACGGTTGGCCATTAATTTTATTAGTATAGCTCACAAAGTCGTCGTCGCCGTCCAGCGTCTCAGCCCATGGCGCAAGCATGGGAGGGATGAACAGATGCTTCGGGCAAGCCTGTTTCTGGTCCTCAAACGATAAATCCTTTTTCCAGAATCCACAGGACCACCTGCCGTCGCCGTCCATTTCAGGCGTGGCAAAGACGCAGGTTCTACAACTCACCTGGGGAGCCCCAGTGCCATGGCATTGGTCGCTATGGTCACACCATTTGCACTTGTAATGGCTTGGATCCTCACTCATCCGGGGCAGCGGCACATCAGATGTGATCACATCCAGGGCCAGCTTGACAAGCGGCTCAGTGTGCGCTTGGTCGTACTGAATGATCTCGTAGTGCAGCGTATCGTCGTTCTTGTTCACCGCCTGGTAAAGAGCAGCGGGGAGCTGCATGTAGTGCATATAGAGCTGCATTTGGTTGAAGTGCACAGGCTTGCTTGCGGCGACCCCCTCCTTCACCAGGTTCTTAAAGGACTTGTCGTTGTGCGTTTTCTGCTCACTGACGTGAGGGACTTCGGGAGCCTCCGGCAGGCCCCGCACAACGCCATCAAGGCTGCCACCGAAATGGCCACCATGGTCCTCAATACGCCACTGCTGGCCAGTATCCGGGTCAACATCCCACACAGTGATGTCGGCCTTTGCGAGAAGATCATTGAAAGTCCACTCTTCGCGAGAGCCTCTGGCAAACAATCTCAGCAGGCGCGCTGAATGCCAGGTTTTTGATGCCCAGCGATAGATATACCAGAGTTTTCTGGGACAGTCGGGGTCCATGATCGAGGCACCCAAATGGGCCCTGGACGGTCCAGACCCCTGGCCCTGCTCGACAGCCTGCTCAACAGCCTCTAGCGCAGATTGAGCCATGCTCTAGTCCCATGGTCGGTCGCGTGATCGTGCAGGTTGCGACTGAGCTGCTGGCTGCGGCTGAATGGCTGGCTTCCAGCCGCGAATCTCAGGCTTTGAGGGATAGTCGTTGTTGGCTTTGCCCATGGCGACAACGATTACGCAACGCTTGGCAAACAATTCGCCATGTTGCTGGAACCCTTCCATGCCAACTGCGCGACATATCTGCGCGAGTTGACGCTTGCTGATCTCAACAGCCCGTTGGCTCGGATTCTCGATGTTGAGATTGTGCCAAACATAGGTGCCCGCGCAATCCCCCTCGATAACTTCAAACTGCAGGGTGAGTTTTTCGCCCGTGCCAGCTTTTGTAGGGGACATGTCAGTGTCGATAATTTCAGCCAAATATTCACCTGGGGCCAATTCCTTATAGGTGCCCCCGCCTTCCATTGTGTCTGGGAAATCGCTTGCGGAAAAAGTAAAGTTGCTCATATGTTGCTCCTCCTGGGGTTTACAGCGTTTTAGCCCGCGGCCTTGTCGGCAGCGAGCTGTTCGGTGAGCGCGGCTTGAAACGCAGACCATGACAAATCAATTTCTTGCGGCAGCCCGTAGCGGTTTTTCGCAATGCAGGACGGTGTTTCGGCGGTGACCAAAATGCGCTCACCAGTGTGCACTCCACGGGCTCTAGTCTGGCCAAAGCCCTTGTCTTCTTTTTTGATTGCTGTCTTGTGTTTTGCAAACAAAACAGCATCAACACTTTCTTGGATTAGTCCGCTCGCCTTGGCATGCAGCTTAATGTCGTACCGGTCAATAGACTCATGCTCAGGCGACTCAAATCGCTTGATGTGATGATGTGCGATGAGAATGATAGCCATCTTTTTCTCGGTGCGCAGCTCCGAGCACTTGCGCAAAAACACTCGAAAGTGATCCAGGCTCATTGTGAAGCCCTTTCCGTAATCGAATTTCTCGATTGAGGTCTTGTTGTTCTCCGCACAAACTTTGTCATGGATCAGCGGCTCGAGGTGGTCAAGCGAATCAACAACTAAAGTTTTATAGCCGTGTTCCTCTCGAATCAACATATCAATAATCCCCACGACGGCGTCGATGCTTGTGGCCAGCGTCTTGCCGTCCGCATCAATAAAACTGTCCAGCTCGAGATTCCCCTCACCCTGCTCTGTCTGGATGAAAACTGGACTAGGCGCACCCGCCGCAAACGTGGTCTTACCAACCCCACTGGTGCCGTAACATACAATAAACGGGGCCTTGAGCCCGGTTGTCTTTTTGATCTGCTTGAGATTAAACATTGGCGCAGCCCCTGATCGAAATTACCGGACGGGCCGGGGTGACTTTGATAGCGCCCTCAAGCCGCAAAGCGACATCAGGCTCGCTGTCCCGCAAAAAATCAAGGAACTGCTGGTCGGCCAAACAACCGAGTCGAACTCGGCGGATGTGCTGGGGGATGTCGTCAACGATCCGCAGTAGCTGTTTATGGTCGAAGGACCGGTTGGTCGGTCGCGTGATCGTGATTTTGTGCCCGGCCGGGGTGAGGGTCACCTTGCTGTTGAGACGTGGCGACATCAGATCTTCTATGCGCTCACGCTCCTGACGACTTTTCAACTCCAGTTCTGCCTGGGCTTTCCATTGCTCGGCGAGACTGCCGAGGCTAACTTCATTTTCCATTAGTTGCTCGCTCTTCTTACCATTGAGCGGACAATGTAGCAATTTAATTGCTCGATGTAAACCTTTTAGCTACATTGTGCGGATTTTTTCCTATGCGGTAAAAGGTCAGGGAGGTTATTCCGCATGC